GAGGTGGTAGATTCGATGAACTTCATATTCTCGTAATCGATGATAAAGGCGAGATTACTGGAAATGCAGGAACAATTCTTGAGAAGCATTTAGCACTTTCGAAAGCAAAAGATGCTGAGTACTCAAGTGGAAGCCCTTCTTATTGGAGAAAGTATCTTGAAACAAATTCTGAGTATCTCTTTGCTGGATCTCAACCACATAATGCAATTGGTGGTATTACAACAACTTCATTCGAACCAGTTAGCATCGGACTTACCTTTACCTTAGAAAATGATATTAACTGGGATCAGAACGCATCTGCAGTTAAGTTTGGTGCTCACGGAAATAGCACTTTAGCCCTTCTTGGTGGTTTAAATTATAATGGTCAAAGTGGATTAACTACTACTGGCGCATTAGAATCTAGTCTTACTAATATCACAGCTGGTTTAAGTTTATTTGAGAATACTGAAAATTATAGTGTTGATTTCATTCTTATGGGATGTGGATCGTATGATAAGGAAAGAGCACAGGCAATTGCAAATAAGTGCATTGCTGTTGCTGAGGCGAGAAAGGATGCAGTTGCATTCATTTCACCTTATAGAGGAGCTGCTTTAACCGACACTTCATCACAGACTGCTACAACTATTAACTCTGATGAAGATATTACAAATAATGTGATTAGTTTCTATGCACCTTTAACCTCATCATCTTATGCAATCTTTGATTCTGGTTATAAGTATATGTTTGACAGATTTAATAACACCTTTAGATATGTTCCACTAAATGGGGACATTGCTGGAACTTGTGCAAGAAACGATATCACCAACTTCCCATGGTTCTCACCTGCTGGAACTGCAAGAGGTTCAATTTTAAACGCTGTTAAACTAGCATACAATCCATCCAGATCTCAAAGAGATAGACTTTATACAAATAGAATTAATCCTGTGGTATTCTTACCAGGATCTGGAATTATATTATTTGGTGATAAGACAGCTCTTGCAAGATCTTCAGCATTCGATAGAATCAATGTTCGTCGTTTGTTTATCTATCTTGAGAATGCAATTTCTCAGGCAGCAAAAGATCAACTCTTCGAATTCAATGATGAAATTACAAGAACCAACTTTGTAAATATCATTGAACCATTCCTTCGTGATGTTCAGGCTAAGAGAGGAATCTTTGATTACGTTGTTGTTTGCGATGAAACAAATAACACTGCTGCCGTGATAGATAATAATGAATTCGTGGCTGATATCTACATTAAACCTACCAGATCAATTAACTTCATTGGTCTTACATTTGTTGCCACCAGAACTGGTGTTGCGTTTGAAGAAGTAGTTGGAAACGTTTAATTAATCCAGAGGTTAAAAAACTATGGCAACTAGAAATCAACTAAATCCACCTCCATTAAGGAGAATCACAGACTTCAAGAGCAAGCTCACAGGTGGTGGAGCTAGAAGTAACCTCTTCGAAGTCGTCCTCGCTTTCCCAGAGGTCGCTCCTGCAGACACTGTTGTTCTTGATAAGGCAAGATTCTTATGTAAGACTGCTGCTCTTCCAGCATCAACAGTTGCTTCACTTCCAATTGCTTTTAGAGGAAGAACTCTTAATGTTGCTGGTGATCGTACTTTCGAAAGTTGGTCAGTTAATATCATTAACGACACTGACTTTGCGATTCGTTCAGCTTTTGAGAACTGGATGAATACGATTAACAGAGTTTCTGATAACACTGGTGTTACGGATCCAGCACTTTATCAAGCAGATGCGTTTGTTTATCAGTTAGATCGTGATGGATCAACACTGAGAGCATATCATTTCTATGATATTTTCCCAACCAACATTACTGCTATTGATCTTTCATATGATCAAGAAGGAATTGAAGAGTTTACAGTAGAATTCCAAATTCTCTATTGGGAAGGAATTAGAGGTAATAGCCCTAATGCTGGTGGTGTCGATATCAACTAAATAGAGAATACGGTAGTTACTCAACTTATAAGATGGCAAAACTTTTTGGTTTTTCGATTGATGATAGTCAAAATAAATCCAACAGTGTAATATCCCCCGTTCCAGCCAACAATGCGGACGGGGCTGATTATTATATTCAAAGTGGATTTTATGGTCAGTACGTTGATCTTGAAGGGGTTTATCGAACAGAGTATGATTTAATTAGAAGATATCGTGAAATGGCATTACACCCAGAATGTGATAATGCCATTGAAGATGTTGTAAATGAAGCACTTGTAAGTGATTTGTATGACTCACCTGTAGAAATTGAGTTATCAAATCTTAATGCAAGCGAAAAGTTAAAAGAAAAAATCAGAGAAGAGTTTAAGCATATTAAAGAAATGCTTGACTTTGATAAGAAGTGTCATGAAATTTTTAGAAATTGGTATGTTGACGGACGTCTTTACTATATCAAAGTTATTGATGTAAAAGATCCAAAATCGGGTATTCAAGAATTAAGATACGTCGATCCTTTAAAAATTAAATACGTTCGTCAAGAAAAGAAAAAAGATAATCGCATTTCACAAGTTTTAAATACTCAAAAGGAGGCGGTAGATAATCCAGAAATTGAGGAATTCTTTATTTACTCTAAAGGTGGAAACAACTATGCAAGTGGAACTTTTGGTGGCGGATCTGCAGGTGGAAGTAAGGGATCTGTTAAAATCGCAAAAGATTCTATAGCATATTGCACTTCTGGATTACTTGATAGAAATAAAAATACTGTTCTTTCATATCTCCATAAAGCAATTAAGTCACTCAATCAATTGAGAATGATTGAGGATTCACTCGTCATTTATAGACTTTCTCGTGCCCCAGAAAGAAGAATTTTCTATATCGATGTTGGAAATTTACCTAAGGTAAAAGCAGAGCAATATCTTAAAGATGTTATGATGCGTTATCGTAACAAACTTGTTTATGATGCTGCAACTGGTGAAGTTCGTGATGATCGCAAATTTATGAGTATGATGGAAGACTTCTGGCTTCCAAGAAGAGAAGGTGGGCGTGGCACAGAAATTACAACTCTTCCAGGCGGTCAAAATCTTGGAGAACTTGCAGATATCGAATATTTCCAGAAAAAATTATATAGAGCACTTGGAGTTCCAGAATCAAGGATTGCTTCCGATGGTGGATTTAATCTTGGTCGTTCTTCCGAAATTCTTCGTGATGAACTTAAATTTGCCAAGTTTGTCGGTCGTTTAAGAAAACGTTTTGCTAATCTCTTTAATGATATTCTAAGAACACAATTAATTCTTAAGAATATTGTTAGCCCAGAAGACTGGAATGTGATGAGTGATCATATTCAGTATGATTTCTTATATGATAATCAGTTTGCAGAACTTAAAGAGTCTGAACTAGTTAATAATAGATTGGGAACACTTGCAACTATCGAACCATATATTGGTAAATATTTCTCTACCGAATATGTTCGTAAAAGAATTCTTCGCCAAACTGATACTGAGATTAACGAAATTGATATTCAAATTCAGGATGAAATTAAAAAAGGAATTATTCCTGATCCAAAGGCAGTTGATCCAATTACTGGAGAAGCACTTCCACCAGAAGGTCAAGAAATGGGAGCAGGTGATTTAGGTCAGAACCCAACGTCTGATATGGGAGAAGTTCCAACCGAACCCGACTTGGAAGCACAAGCAGCAGAATTTGATGCTGGTCTGAAAAAAGATACTAAAAAAGCAGAGATATAAATAAAACATAGACCTATATTTAATTTTTATGGAAGATATTATCGATTTGATTGCAACAGGTTCTGCTGCATCAGATGTTAGTGACAAAATTAAAGAGATTCTTTATGCAAAATCTGCAGAAAGAATCGATCTTGCAAGACCTATCGTTGGGCAATCAATGTTTGGTGAGCAAGAAGCAGAATATGAAGAAGGTGAAGAAATTGAAGTTGATGAAAATGATGAAGAAGATTACTCTGAAGAGGAACAAGAATAATGGCACATAGACCAGTTGGATTAAGCACATCTTTTGTTACTGGTGCTACAGCAGCAAAATCAACCGCATTTTCAGTTCAGTCAAATGCTTTGAGAGTAACTGCCACTGGAGCAAATGCATTTGTTGCAATTGGTACAGAACCAACAGCAACTCATTCTGATTATCTTGTTGTTTCTGGTACTTCACAAACATTAGCATTAACAGTTGCTTCTCAAAGAGTTGCAGGAATTGAGACTGGAACTACCACAACTATTACATTCCCAGAAGGAACTGGTTCTCCTTTTGAGGTAAATGATTATGTAACTCTAACTGCAGATACTCAGACATATTACAATTTCTCACACTGTCCTGTTGTATCTGTACAAACTTCAGCATCAGTGAATGGTAGTTATTCCACAAAGATTGGAATCGGAACAAATACATCTGGTATTGCTACGGCATTTACAGAAACTGCCGATCTTAGAAAATCACTAAGACTTTCAGCGATTGCTGGATCTGCTGGAAACGTTTATATCCAACAAGTACAAATTTCTGGAGACGCATAAGGAAATGAAACTCATCACAGAAGAGGTATCAGAAGTTAAATTTATTTCTGAAGGTAAAGGTCCATCCAAAAAGATGTACATCGAAGGTGTTTTTCTTCAGGGAAATATTTGCAACCGTAATGGAAGAATGTATCCTATGGAAACTCTTTCCCGTGAGGTGAAGAGATACGATGAAAACTTTATTGCAAAAGGTCGTGCTCTTGGAGAACTTGGACACCCCGATGGCCCAACTGTAAATCTAGATCGCGTTTCTCATAAAATTGTTTCTCTTACTTGTGAAGGAAATAATTTTAGAGGTAAAGCACAACTTCTAGATACTCCTATGGGTAAGATCGCAAGTTCTTTAATTGGAGAAGGTGTAATGCTTGGTGTTTCTTCTCGTGGTGTTGGATCACTCAAAATGACCAATGAAGGTCATAAAATTGTTGGTGAAGATTTTATGCTTGCAACTGCAGCTGATATCGTTGCCGATCCTTCTGCTCCTGATGCATTTGTTCAGGGAATTATGGAAGGTAAAGAGTGGATTTGGGAGGGAGGAATTCTTCGTGAAAAACTCGCAGAATCTACAAAGCGTAGAATTAATACTCTTGTTAATCAAAAAAGACTTGAAGAGCATAAGTTAGATTTATTTAACGAATTTCTTTCAAATCTTTAAATTATAAATAAATATAGATTATAACAAAATCAAAACAAATGTCCGTTGGTAGCAATTTACAAGAAATGGAAAACGTAGTAACCAAAGGGGCTGCACCTGCTGAGCCAATGACTTCGGCTGGTATTCCAGTTGAAGACCTCGGCGGTCCTACTCCCGATAATTATCGTCCCGATGACGATTCAGCAAAACTCGCTGAACCAAAAATTAAAACGGTTCAAGATATTGTTAATGCGAAAGCAGCGGCACCAGACCCACGCCCTGATACAATGAGGGAAGAATCTGAAGAAGATGAAGAACTCGATGACGTAGAGGCAGAGGCAGAGGAAGTTGAAGTTGAAGCAGAGGCAGATACTGAAGAAGGCGAAGAAGAAACTTCTGAAGAAGAGGAAGTTGAATATGAGGAAGAGTATGACGTTGAAGAAGATGTCGATGCACTTCTTGCTGGTGAAGAACTTTCTGAAGAGTTTCAAGAAAAAGCACGTACAATATTTGAGACTGCAATAAAGACAAGAGTTTCTGCGATTAAAGAAGAAATGCAAGCAGCTTATGAAGTTGCAATCACAGAAGAAATTGAAGAAATCAAAGCAGGACTCACCGAAAGAACTGATGCTTACTTAGAATATGTTGCTGATGAATGGTTTAAAGAAAATACACTTGCAATTGAGCATGGTCTTAAGACCGAAATGACCGAATCATTCCTTGCAGGAATGAAGAGTCTTTTTGAAGATCATTATGTAACAATCCCTGACGATAAATATAATGTTTTAGAGAGTATGGTAGATAAACTAGATGAAATGGAGTCTAAACTCAACGAGCAAATCGAAAAGAATGTTGCTCTTAATAGAAGATTAGCCGAGTCAGTTTCTGATGTAATCTTTGCAGAAGTCGCTGAGGGTCTTGCACTTTCTCAAAAGGACAAACTCGCTGCTCTTGCCGAAAATGTTGAGTTTGATAGTGAAAATACCTATCGTGGGAAACTAGTAACACTAAGAGAATCATATTTTCCTGTAAATACTAGTGCTCAGAGAGACGATTCTGACCATATTGCTGAAGAAACCATTATTGAAGATGTCCAACAAGTTTCAACAATAATGGAGACATATCTTCAGACCCTTGGCAGAGTTGCTAAAAAGTGATTTTTAGATAATATTAATCAAACTTAAATTTTAAAAGAGGTAAATCCAAATGCAAATGTTCAATGCTGAACAACTGCAGGAGAAGTGGAGTCCAGTTCTCGATTATGACGGTCTTGATCCAATCAAAGATTCACATCGTAGAGCTGTTACCGCAATTCTGCTAGAAAACCAAGAAAGAACTCTCCGCGAAGAGCGTGAGTTCCTTTTTGAAACTCCAAACACAAATACTTTTTCAAGTACTGGCACCCCTGGATTCTCAGCTGGTGCATCTTCACCTGTCGCTGGTTTCGATCCCGTTTTGATCTCACTGATCAGACGCTCAATGCCTAACCTGGTCGCCTATGATCTCGCAGGTGTTCAACCAATGAATGGTCCTACTGGACTTATCTTTGCGATGCGTTCTAAGTATGGAGCTATGAACGCTGGTGCAAACGCCGAAGCATTCTTCGACGAAGCAAATACTGCATTCTCTGGTCAGAATGAAGGATTTGATCTAAGTAGTGGATCATATGTTTCAGGTTCTGATGGTGCTTCTGTTGGTTTCGGTACTACTGCAGGACATTCAAGTGCTGCTAACCCAGGTCTTCTAAACCCAGAAGGTTCACAAACTGCTACTACATATCCTGTTGGTCAGGGTATGAGAACCGATGATGCTGAAGATCTCGGAACATCTGGTGATAATTTCAACCAGATGGCATTCAGCATCGAGAAGGTAACCGTAACTGCTAAGTCACGTGCCCTCAAGGCTGAGTACTCACTTGAGCTCGCTCAAGACCTCAAGGCAATCCACGGTCTGAATGCTGAAGCGGAACTCGCAAATATTCTCTCAACTGAGATTCTTGCTGAGATCAACCGCGAAGTTATTCGTACAATCTACAAGATTGCTGAGTCTGGTGCTGCTGTTAACACTGCTAGTGCAGGTACTTTCGACCTTGATGTTGATTCTAACGGTCGTTGGTCCGTTGAGAAGTTCAAGGGTCTTATCTTCCAAATCGAGCGCGATGCTAACGCAATCGCACAAAGAACTCGTAGAGGGAAGGGTAACATGATCCTCTGTTCTGCTGATGTTGCTTCGGCACTCACCATGGCAGGTGTTCTTGATTACACCCCTGCACTCAACGCTAACCTCAACGTTGATGACACTGGTAACACTTTTGCTGGTGTTCTCCAAGGCAAGTATCGTGTATACATTGACCCATATTCAGCAAACGTATCTGCTAACCAGTACTACGTTGTTGGTTATAAGGGATCTTCACCTTATGATGCTGGTCTCTTCTACTGCCCATATGTACCTCTCCAAATGGTTCGTGCCGTTGGTGAGAACACCTTCCAGCCCAAGATTGGCTTTAAGACCCGTTATGGTCTAGTTGCCAACCCATTCGCTGAGGGAACCACTGCGGGTCTAGGAGCCCTTAAGGTAAATTCAAACCGTTACTACAGAAGAGTAAAGGTAACCAACTTAATGTGATCTCGATTCACATATCACTCAAGAGGGTCGCAAGACCCTCTTTTTTTATCTAAATAAAAATAAAACAAAATGGCATCACCTTTTGCTAAACAAATTTCAAATAGAAATTTTTTATCACCAGTTGGATTTAAATTTTCATTAGCAAGATATCCAAAGGTTGATTTCTTTTCATTATCTGCAAATATTCCAGAAATTAGTTTAGCAACTACAATACAACCTTCATATTTAAAGAATATTGATATTCCAGGAGAAAAACTGACATATGGTGATTTTCAATTATCATTTATAGTTGATGAAAATTTAGAAAATTATTCAATTATGCATAAATGGTTAACTGGAGTTGGATTTCCAGAATCTTCAAGTCAATATAAAGATCTAATAACAAATGAAGATGAAATAAGAGATCCAAATATTCTTTTTAGCGATGGCACTCTACACATTTTAAATAGCAACTTTAGGGATATTGCTTTAATTAAATTTAAAGATCTATTTCCAACCTCTTTAAGTTCTTTAGCATTTAACGCACAAGAACAGGACTATAACTACTTTACAGCAACGGTCAATTTGAAGTATACTGTATATAATTTATTGAATAAAAACGGCAAACCTTTATGACCCTTGATGAAATTCAGGAGATGTGGCAGAGAGACTCTGTTATTGATCCTGATAATTTACACGATGAATCTTTAAAAATTCCTCAACTACACTCAAAGTATTATACGATCTATAATACAATTACTTTGTTGCGTGAAAAGGCAAGAGAGACACACAGTAGGGTAAGACTTGAAAGGTATAATTATTACACAGGAAAGGCACCCATAGAGGTCTATGAAGAAGAACCGTTCCCCTATAAGGTTAGAGATAAAGACGCCTTACAGAGGCATATGGATGCCGATGAGAGGTTAAATAAAATAGATCTCAAGATTCGTTATTATGATATTATGCTAAAGTTTTTAGAAGAGGTTATCAAGACTGTTTCTAACAGAACTTTTCAAATTAAAAATGCAATTGAGTTTATGAGGTTCCAGGCAGGGTTCAATTGAAGTAATAAATATTCACAGGTGAAACTTGTGAGTAATGTCTCATTTGGTGATATCAAAAAAGAATGAAGTTTATCTTCAGGTAAAAGCAGAACCGCACATCTATTACGAACTTGCAGATCAGTTCACATTTG